CTTTAGCTTTCGATGCAGTGGCTGAGACAGCTACTTTAGTATGGAATAGCTCTATAGGTTGGATTCTTTCTGCAGACAGAGATGTTACAATAGCTTAATAAATAATTAGTGGCTCCTTCGGGAGCCACTTACTAAGGAGAATTATGTTTAGAGGAGATATACAAGCTACAAGATCTACGGCAGGTAACACAGGGAATGCTGTGATTGCACAACCAGTAAGATTAAAAGGTATTATTGTTGCTAATGATGCTGTTGGAGCTGGTCTTTTAGAATTAACTACCACTTCAAGTACTGGGGATACATTATTTATTGCAGACTGTCCAACTGGTGATGTAATTAACTTTTCTTTTCCAGATGATGGAATCTTATTTCCAAAAGGAATATTTGTTAAAACAAAAACAAATATTGAAGCTTACACATTATTAACAGATAAATATTCTGGACCCAACTTAACAACGAGTAATGGATAATGGGTGGTTCAAGTTTTTCATCAGATCAGGGTAATGCCCATGCAACTGCTACAGCGCAACTAGTTGCAACAGGTGGTAGAGTTAGACTAACTTCTATTCAAGGAGAAGGTATTGCATCAGCACTATTAGTTTTTAAAAGTGGTGGAGCTTCTGGAGATGTAATAGCTACTTATGGATTTGGTGTAGACGGTTTAGCCGTTTATGTTCCAGGAAATGGTATTCTTTTTGAAGATGGTATTCACGTTACAGTAACTAACTGTCCAAACGTTTCTATTACATTTACGTAAGATGGATTTAGAATATTACTCAGATATTCTGGAATTAAAAAAAGGTGGTATGCCACCTAGAAATAAAAAGAATTTCCGTTCCACTAAAAGCGGGGCGGGAATGACTACCGCAGGTGTTGCCGCATATAGAAGAGCTAACCCTGGAAGTAAATTAACTACAGCAGTTACAGAAGATAGTCCTGGTAAGAAAAGAGCAGCAAGAAGAAAGTCTTATTGTGCAAGAAGTTTAGGACAAATGAAGAAGTTTACAAAAGCAGCTAAAGATCCTAATTCTAGACTAAGACAAGCTAGAAGAAGATGGAAGTGCTAATGAGAGATAGCAAAGTAATAGAAAGTTTTTTAAAGCAAACTGAAAGAAAGCTTAAAGAAATGAATCTTTTTAAATTATTAAAAAAAGAAGTTGAGACAGGTGCTAATGGTACTCAAGATTACATCATTAAAAAAGGCATAAACAAAGATAAAATAGCTAAAAAGTAGTGCTTAAAATATATTGGCATACTGTAGATATAGTTATTTATGTTGTGTTATCATTATTTTTTTTATTAATTTATTTAACTATATATTTTAAGGCTATGATAGATAAGATTTGTTATAATTTTTTCTCAATGATGGATGATATCTGTGAATGGGTTGCTAAAAAAATAGCAGGGCCTAGATGTAAATGTAAAAAAAAGAAGTAAGATATGAAAAAAGAATGTAAGCAATGCAAAAAAGAATTTGAATCTAAAGACGAATTAGATATTTTTTGTAGTCAAGAGTGTAAAGAAGAAGCTTTAGCAGAATTAGATTCTGATTCTGACGAGTGTTTATCGTGCCAATAATGGAGGGTGCCTATATGGAACCAGGAGATATGAATTACAAGTTCACAGCTTTATTAATTGTGGCTATTTGTATTTTAGCATTATTTGGTGGACCTACTAGGTGAGTAGAAAAACTAACACATTATTAATTGGATTACTTGGTACAATACTAATGGGATTAGCTACATGGACATTAGTCACACTTATAGAACTTCAGTTAATAGTAACTATGATCCAGTCTGACTTGATGTCTATTGATAAGCAATTCGGGAGAGTATATAATTTCATTGATTCAGTTAGAACTAAATAATGAACTTATCACGTAACTTCACTCTTCAAGAATTAATCAAATCGGACACTGCTGTCCGTAAGGGCATAGACAATAACCCTAACTCAAATCAAATAGAAAAATTAAAATTACTTTGTGATAATATTTTGCAACCCGTAAGAGATCATTTTGGTCCTGTGGTTGTGACATCGTGTTATAGATCCCCAGAGTTATCAGTTGCAATAGGTAGCTCAGTTAATAGTCAGCACTGCGATGCGGAAGCCGTTGATTTCGAATGTCCAGGAGTCGATAATGCTGAACTCTGTGACTGGATATATAAAAATTTAGATTTTGATCAAATGATTCTCGAGTTCTATAAAAAAGGAGAGCCTAACAGCGGATGGTGTCATTGTAGTTATATTGAAGATAAACCTAGAAAACAATTCTTGCATGCATTCAGGGAAGATGGTAAAACTAAGTATAAACCAATAATAGGAAAGGCAGTAGATTTATAATGGCAATAACTAGAGGATCAATGACAGCTCAGATTAATGGACAATTAAGAGGAGCAAGAGATCAAAAAAAAAAAATTATAGTTAAAAAACTAAAGAAAAAGCCTATTGTCAAAAAGGTTAAGGTCTAGCATCTAATAATCAGAAGTGATATAATTAAAGTAGTTATAACGGAAAACGGCTTTTTATATAAGCAAGGTGGCCACTAAAAAAGGATTATTATGAGTCTTTACGAAAATATAAACAGAAGACGTAAGCTTGGGGTTTCAAGATCTAAAGCAGATTCAACTATTTCTAAAGGTTCATATAGTAACATGAAAAAAGGTTTTCCGGAGAAAGCAAAAAAGGGAAAACTTATAGAAGAAAAAGGGGCTGAAATAGGTGGAGAAGCCGGTTTTCTATTTATGAATGAGAAAAAAAAGAAAGATTTAGTAGATGTTTCTTACTTTGGCGACAAAGCAATGGACAAATATAATAAATATAAAGATTCTAAAGAAACTCAATTACATTCTAAAACAAAAAAAGAAGGTCAACAAAAAGCAAAAGATAGAGCTTTAAACGAGATGCTTCAAGAAGAAAAAGTTAAACCTAATTTTAACGAAGGTGGAGAAGTTAGAGGTGGTGGAGCTGCTATTAGAGGCCTAGGATTTAAAGGTGTCTTTTAGTATGTTATTATAATATTACAAAATTAGAAAAAGAATATAAATATTATTAGGAGATTCTTATGTCAACAAAAGAAAATAGAGAAAAAGAAGCTAAAAAACTTAAATATAAAAAAATTGGTTTTAGTAAAATGATGGATTCTGGTGAAATTGATTTTGGAGATGGAAAAAAATCTTCAAAAAAATCTTTTGAACACCCTATGGCGGAAGAAAGATTTCAACAAACAGCGAGAGCTAGATTAAAAAAATCAGGACTGGAAGATTCAGAAATTGGCGACCCAAGAACAAAAACTGAAATAAAAGATAATGCTAAAAAAATGGGTGGTGGCATGATGCAAAGACCTATGGGTTATACTAAAGGTGGTTCACACCAAGGTTACGGCGCAGCTAGAACTTCTGGCATGGGCTTACAAGATGAGTCTTTGAAATCAGGCCAAAATTACGAAATCACAAAAGGTGGTGATTACATCAAAGACTTAATATAGTATAATGAATTATGGCTACATCAGGAACTACTTCGTTCGATTTACAGATTGATGATATTATAGAAGAAGCATACGAGAGATGCGGCTTAAGAACGAATAGTGGAAATGATATAAGAAGTGCAAGACGTAGTTTAAATCTTTTATTTTCAGAGTGGGGAAACAGAGGTGTTCACCTTTGGAAAGTTCAATTAAACGAACAACAACTAACAGCAGGTGTAGCAACATACACAGTTCCAACAAATGTTAATGATGTTTTAGAAGCTTACATTTCATCAACAGCTCAAGCTGCAGATGGACCAACAACAAATGACATTGCACTAACTAAAATTGATAGATCTGCATATTCAGCTTTACCTAATAAACTAGCAACAGGACAACCTTCACAATATTATGTGAATAGACAAATAGATCCTACAATTAGTTTATATGTTGCACCCGATGCATCAACTTATACTTATTTAAAATTTTATAGTATTAATAGAATCGAGGACGCTGGTTCGTTTACCAATACTGCAGATGTTGCTTACCGATTCTTACCTTGTATGTGTTCAGGTCTTGCATTTTATTTATCCCAAAAAAGAGCTCCAGATAGAATACAAGTTTTAAAACAATTATACGAAGATGAATTACTTAGAGCTCTAAACGAAGATAGTTCAAGAACTTCAGTTTATATTTCACCTCAAACTTATTTTGGGGATGGTATATAATGTCTTGGGCAAGAGGTAGTAGATCACAAGCGATTTCTGATAGATCAGGCCAAGCTTTTCCCTATAGAGAAATGGTTAAAGAGTGGACGGGTGCGTTAGTTCATATTTCAGAGTATGAGCCTAAACATCCACAATTAGATCCCCCTTATCACAAAGCAGACCCAGTTGCGTTAAAAAATACTAGATCACAAGATTTTCAACAACCGACAGTCGTGAACGGTGCAGTAGCATCGACAGGAGGTCAAGGAATGATGACTGCAAATTTAACTTTACCAGGACAATTTGCTTTTATAACACAAGGAACAAGTTTAATGATTCCAGCTGATCCATCCTTACAAAATAGAAGAAGAGAGTTAGACGCACAACTAGGTACAGTAACAGTGAGTATTACATAATGGCTATATCTTATTCAGATTTTTTAACACAAGTTCGTAACTACACTGAAGTAGATAGTAATGTTTTAACAGATACTATTATTGGACAATTTATAAGAAACACAGAACTAAGTGTTGCAGGTGCAGTTGATTACGATGACACTAGAAAATATTCAACTTCATCTTTTACAGCTAATAAAAGATATTTAATTACTCCAGAAGATTTTTTAATTATTAGATCTCTTCAAGTATTTAATTCAACAAATCAAACAGGAGATAGATCTTTTATGGAAAAAAGAGATACTAGTTTTATTACAGAATATAATGGTAGTGGTGCAACAGGCCTTCCTAAATATTATGCTAACTGGGATGAAAGTTCTATTGTAGTTGCTCCAACTCCAGACCAAGCTTATGCAGTTCAATTAAACTACATAATTACTCCACCTAGTTTTACATCTTCAAATACTACTTACTTATCTGAATATCAACAAGGAATGCTTTTGGATGGTGTTTTAACCGAAGCATATTCATTTTTAAAAGGACCTATGGATATGTACAATCTATATAAAAGCAAGTATACTGAAGGTATACAAAATTTCGCTCTCCAACAAATGGGGAGAAGAAGACGTGCAGAATTTGATGATGGTGTGCCAAGGGTTAAAATACCTTCACCGTCACCATAAAAAATTATTAAAGGAGAAATATTATGGCTATAACAACTAATGCGATTTGTAACACTTTTAAAAAAGAGTTACTTCAAGGAAAACACGATTTCGATACATCATCAGACACATACAAACTAGCGATGTATACATCACTAGCAACACTAGGTGCTTCAACTGAAAACTATATAACAAGTAATGAAGTATCAT